ATCCTCCATGAATGTCACCCTGGCACCCTATAACATTTTTTTCGCTTTGTGAACATTTTGTGCTTGCAAGGGGTGTGCTGTTAACATTAGGTTAGCTGCATACATAAACATGAGGGAAACACGGATATGATGCCAACGAAACAAGACTGGGCGATCCTCGTCATCTGGACGTCGCTATGCGGGCTGTTGATCGCCTGCACAGTAGCCGTTAATATTTCAGACGAACCAATGCGCCCGAAGGCGCGTCCAACACACTGGGAGACCACACATGGCTAAACTAACTCGCGCCGAAGTCTTAGACACGGCCAAGGAATATGTAACCAAGGACCGGGCGTCCGACCACGGCGACATGGAAGACAACTTCAAGACCATCGCCATCTACTGGAGCGTCCACCTTGGCGTCGAGGTTCTACCGCACGACGTTGGGACCATGATGCTGCTGCTGAAGGCCGCCAGGGCCAAATCAAACCCGAAGCACGCCGACAACTACATCGACGCGGCTGGATACGCAGCCTGCGCCGGTGAGCTGGCCACAGAGGATAAGGAGGGCGCGACATGAGCCTGGGCCTGGACAGCATCCTACCGAAGCTCATAGCGTGCGCTGAGTGCCACGGAGAGGGCACCGTGGAGCAGGGGTTCGCATACCCGCACAACGCAGGCCGAGACATCGGCGAAATCATCATGGAGACTGTGCCATGCCCCGAGTGCGGCGGCATGGGCGAGATCCCGCCATTCGACGAGGAGGAGGAAGACGAATGAAATACGATCCAGAGGCGCTGACCCGCCACGTTCTTGACTGCGCACAGCAGGGCATGTCGCAAGCCGACGTTGCCGAGCTTCTACATGTGTCGCGCTCAACGATACACCGCATATGCACCACAATGAATATTACCTTGGAGAGGAAGAAACGTGAATACGGACCAAACTCAGATCATTATAAAAAGGCTAGAGCGGATCAACAGCATAATGCTGACGGAGGCGAAGACGGCGATGCGGCCAAACTTGAAGCAGCGGCTGGAAGAGCAGCAAGCGCTGCTCGACGTACTAAAGCGCGAGATGCAAAAGACGCAGCCGAGCGACTGAGGCTCAAGCTGGAGGGTGTGACGGACAAGCACGAGCGCTACGAGATCACATACGCGCACTGCATCTGGGAGTTCGAACATATGCAATACCGCAAAGGCAAGCGCGACCCGCTGCCGGCTGGCCCGCGCAGGCCGACCACACAAGCTCCGTCCATGCTGATAGCGGCGGAGAAGAGCAGGCAGCACAGCATCAACCAGGTCAATCGCCTGTTCTCTTTGATAAAGTATGACCAGCGCATTACGGCCTCTGAGGCCGCGGAGCTGCTGGGCGAGAGCGTGCCGCGCACGTCAAGCTATCTCAAGAAGATGTGGGAAGCGGATAAGATCTACCGCGTGCGCGACCTGGTCGAGGTAGAGGGATGCACGAAGCGTCAGTGGCGCTGGGTCTTTAGCAAGCAGCCAATCAAGGCGCTGAATAACTTTTTCGAGGATGATGATTGATGGATGACAAAGAAGTTGAGCGCATGATAAACGCAGCAGGTCTGATCGGAGCCATCTTTGGCTTCATCAGCGGCGCTGGTTTGATGGCGCTGGTGGGAATTATATTTTGAAATCGTGCAGGGTGGCCGTTGAGTTGAATGCTGGCACATTTGGTAGCAACGTCACACTAGGCTAAACAACCACCATTCCCGTGGTAAGTCGATTTTACTTGTGATGATAGCCACCCTGCTCAAACTTTGTAATCAAAGCCGCACGAGGCTACAAGCGATTATTTAAAGCTGTCGAATGTTTTTTGCATTGAATTCTCTTCGTTCAGGAATTCTTTCTTTGATATATATGTTGTCACGGAAGTTAGCTCGTCTCCCCGGCGGAAAATCACAGCGCCCAAATCAATGGATACAAACGCAAACACGTCTGACACCCCTACGTTCTTTTTGGGCGTGTGGAATGCGTAACTGTTGGTGGTCTTGTGCGTCTTGCTGGCCGTCTTCACTTGCAGCGTGAGCGTCTGTGTATCCGTCTCAACATAAGCATCGTGATCTTTGATCTGGCAGAGCGTGCAGATGTAGCCAGCCAGCGACAGGTAGGCGAGGGCTAAATGCTCTCCGGCCCTACCCACCGCCGCGCTTGCTTTTTGATCTTGCTTCGCCATTTAGCTAACTTAGCTAAACTAAGCCATGAGCCAAGTGTGGATTTTTTTGCTCTGGTTGCTTCGATCATCCAGACCATGATAGCCGCCGTTCACCTTGCGCGTGATGCGCTTGATGGCGTCATCCGTCACGCCTTCGTCAGCAATGGTAAACAATCCATTCTTGTTGAAGAACCACAGCGCAGTCTCAAAGGCATATTCGTTAGCCACCAAGTCCGGGTCAGTCATAACCTTCGGCACACCCATGTCAGACGCAAACGCCCGATAATTATTACGCCCGGTGAGCTGCAAGAAACCTCGGCCAATGTACAGGCTTGCTTGCGCCTCATTCTCGTTCCCCATGCGGCCAGCGTAAACCTTGCCAGCAAGTCCAGTGGGGTTCTTGGCATACGGTTCTGCATCGGTAACAGTTGGAAAGCGCGAGGGCCAGACAGCTTGTATGCGTTCTGGCGTGCTGTAATACAGGCTTTCACGGGTGCGCTTGAAGCCACCACTTTCGTGTGACGCCTGCCCCATAAGGTGAGCGCCACGCGCCGGAGACAAGTTAAAGTGCTTTGCGATTGCTCGCGCTGTATTTGGCCCAAACTCACCATCCGCTGTTGCGCCGATTTTAGCTTGGAGCGTTGCCATTGCCTTGCTCATTTTTTAGCCTTTTTCTTTGCTGTCTTGGCAGCCGCTTTAAATGCACTGGCCGTTGGCGCTCCTTTAGTGCCGGGCTTGCGCATTTTCTCTCCGCTTCCGGCTTTAATGCGCGCACGCTTTTTTGCGATGTTTGAATACAGTCCCATTTCATCAAGTCCTCTTCGATTTAGTGCCGGAGCATTTCCAGCGCTTGCGTGAAAGATTTAGCGGGCTGTTTGGATCAGCCGCAGCCTTGGGAAACTTTTTCTTCTGCGCGGCAGAACGTGCGCAATACGCATCGCCCTTGGATGTGCCGGGCTTGACCCGTGGCCCGCCACCCTTCGCTTTGCCCGCCTGACCGTAGCTGACCTTTTTCCCGGACGCCGTGACCTTGACGCGGGCTTTGCCTTTTGCTGGTGTCGCCATTAATCCATCCCACCTTTCATATCCATGATACCGTTATGGTCGCGGCTAATATACTTCAAATCGTTCTCAATCAGAGCCACTCGTTGCTGCAACTGCGTGACCTGACCAATCGAGTTAGCTAAGTTAGCTAATTCATCCCAAATCTCCTCAATCTCAACGAAAGCATATTCCAGCTCCATCGCGTTATCTTGAACGTCACGCTTGAGATTTACGTTATCCTCAATAGCCATGCGCGAGCCGATCTGCCCGACGGTTTCTTCCAAACTCGCAATAGTCGCAGCCTGCTGGCTGACCCACCAAACACCAGCCGCTAACTGCACAGCCATAGCTGCCACGAGGGCCAGAGGTAGCTTGACGTTTTCCATTACTTCGTTAGCCCCTGTTTCTTTTCGTAGCTGCGGAGACCGCCCAAGCCGAGCATCCCCATCATAACGGTCATCAAACTGCTCATGTCAAATGTAGGCAGCTCCGGTATCTCGACGCCAGCAACGGTAACGCCGAAGACGATGAATGGCTGCAAGACAAAGTGGTATGCAAACGCAGCGCCGCAAACCCATCCGATAAACGGACGCCAGCCGCCCCTAAACACTGAGCCACTGGCCGCTTCAGCCTTGTTGACTTCTATCTGTGCCAAGAGGGCTTCCTGCGTGTGCCTGTCGGCCATCGTGCTTAACTCATGCGCGAGCCGTGCGGCTTGATCTTTATCCGCTATGAACTTGCCTGCCAACTCGGTGGCTGGCGCTATTAGATCGCTAAGAAAACTCATTGTCCCACCTCATACTCTACTTTTGAGCTTGAACCAGTGCTGGTTACGCTCGTTTTGGACTCCTTACCCATCCAGATGCCAAAGCAGCCTGTGAGCGATCCCATACAGACGCTGACAAGCCCTGACTGAGCAACGCTGGGATCATCTAGGCTCATAAACCAATGCACCGCCTGATAGGTCAAAACAGTGACTGCCAGCATCATCAAGCGCGGCAGAACCTTCCAGTTATCAAGTATCGTGTGTGTCATCTACCATTTCGCCTGCTTTTTCCCGAGATAATAAATGACCACGCCGACAATACCAATGCCTGATACCACCACCAGAATGCCCAAAGTCCACTCGATAATCGCCTGCCTGATTTCCGCCTTGCGATATAAAGTTTTCTGACGATCCTTGCGCACTTGGGCTTCGATCCGCAGGAGTTCTTGCCAAGCCGATTGGCCATAGCCGAACTGAATATATTGCTTAATATCTGCACGCAGAGCCTCCGCTTGTTTTTTCTTGGCGAAGATGTCCATTGCACTGGGGCCACTGCCGCCAAACAGCACGGCGTACCACGGCTGGTTCTCCGCTGACTTGTGTGCAAATTCCAAGTCTGAAATCGCGCCAGCAAATTTGGCCAGATCATTGGATATGCCGCCAATGTCCTTGCCGAGCTGGATGCCCTTCTTGATGGCGGATACGGCGGTCTGCGCTGCTGCGAATGCTGTGAATGGATCAATCATGCGTCTGCAAACCTCACGGGGCAGACGTAGTGCGGCGGCACGCTATACTTGCGATCATACCACTGCACCTTTGTTATCTTCTCACTGCCGCAATTGTAGTAACAAGACTTCACCAGCACATTGCCTACGCCCTGCACCCATGCGTGTCCGAAACTCACAAAGACCAGCGCGCAGAGCATCACTTCCTCTCAATCAGGCGGTCTATCTTGGCGTCGAGCCCGTCTAGCCGCGTCATCAATCTGTTCATCTGGTCGGAGCTGTCCGCCTTCGTGATGTATTCTTCGCGGGTGCGGTTAATCAGGATCTGTAAGCGCGTGATCTCGTTCGTCCACGATTTGACCCAGAAGCCAATGCCCGTGACAACAATTGATAGTAGTCCGCTCCACATAACGTCAGCTTCCAT